CTTTATCTTTAGCTTCCAAAGATTCATGAAGCTCAGTATATGCAGCTTCTTTTTCAGTTACAGAAATTTCCAAAGCTGCAATGGCTTCTTCTTTTTCAGCAATTGTTGTTTCGAGCTTTGCCACAGCTTCATCGAACTCCTTAGTGGAGGCTTCAGCAGCTTTGGTACGAAGAGTATCATTTTCTTCTTTAACAGATGCTAGCTCACTAGTAAGATCGGCAAGCTGCTTCTCTAAAAGATTAGTGTCTGACATGTTCTTTTCTCCTTGTGAAAGTAAAATAGAATAATTTGATTTAGAGCTTACGCAGAAAGCTTTGCTAGCATCGAGAATGACACTTCTTGGATTAGCAGGCTTGGAAACCAAACCTTTTCCAGAGAAGGATATCTCTCTCAATGATCTACCTATTTTGTAGCCTTCGTATTCTCCATCACCACCGTAGGCGCGTAAATGCTTTGTTAGAAACGCAGAACCCTCATTTCGTTCAAGAAGTTTTGCATTTCCTTTTCCATCTAATAAAGCATAGTCAAATCCAGCGAAGAGACATTCCATAGAAACAAACCATTTGCCTTCTTCAATTTCAGCAATAATCTGTGACATACGGTTTCTATTTTCTGGATCAGTCCAGCTATTATATAACACAGCCTCAGTGATGATATCAAAATCATCCGGCTGAGTGTCGGACTCTATCTTGTCGCCATTACGATCAACAACATAGCTTCCTGTAATATGTCCAATGATATCATTCTCATTGTGCATAAAATTGAATTGTTTATCTTCAGGTGTGTCTCTAGCAGCCCAAGTTGCCTCAGACCTAAACACATCATCGTTTTTATTCCATCCAGTGGAAACTAGAACAGATGTTATATAATATAAATCTACCTGTTCTGGATTAGCACTGCTGGCTTTGATTTTCTCTTCAATTGTAGGAGATAATGAAGGTACAACGTCAGTATGTACAGCTGGCGCACAATAGGCAATACTTGCACTAGATTGTACAATGTCTGCCACGCCGTCTGTAATTTCTTGTTTGTATATCTTCATATTTTACCTCTCATCAACATTATACACATTTTTTTTGAAAAACTAATATTTATGTGATTTCTTCGACGAAAAGGGCCACAGTACCATTTCTGTACTCTTCAAGGGTCATGTCGTCTAGGTTAATGCCGAGGTTATTCATTTTTTGTAAAAACGACTTTGGAGCCAATGAGCCACTGGACGCCTTCTCTTTTACTAAAGCGGCAGAGACGGTTTCCATAGGTTCTAAATTAGTAAATATATCTATTTTAATTTTCTCTAGAATATTAACTTCTGCCTTGGTTAATTGCCTTAATGTCTTTTTGTCTTGAGAGCTAAGATATGCTTTATTTATAGTGTTAGAAATCTCTGAGAATGACTTGCTTGCCCAAGGGAATAACTCAGCTAGCCCCGGCGAAGACTTAGGTGTTTCCACTCTTTTCTTTCTAGGCCCGTCGTCTTTCTTGAACAAGGGTCTGCCGTTAGGATCAGAAGGTTTTTCGTTTTGCTCAGGAGCTTGCTTGGGTTGATTCTGCTTGTTGATCTTTCCTTGCTTGTCAATCTTTTCCATGTCTTGCTTATGATTAGCATTGTGGAAAGGACTTGCTTTGTCTGGACCAACGGTGTCTCTCTTGTTTATTTCGCGCTTGAGTCTTATGTTTTCAATTTGAGGTATTTCTTTAAATCTTTCAAGAAGAGTCTCATGACTAATGATATCTCTATCTGCCAATTGTATGAGAAGATTCTTCTCTGCTGCCTCGTCAGACAGTGACATTTGGTCAAACTGAACGTGAGCCTTATACCTAAAACCCATAGATTTTCTTACTATTTCTAATTCTTTTTCCCAGAATTTTATCAGCAAGTCTCTACCGTACTGTAATCTTTCTACCAAGGTTTTAAGAGAAATGAAATTGTTGGTAAATCCACCGCCATTAGTAGCCATGCCTGTTAAAGTGGGTGGAACACCTAACCCTGCGTAAATACTACTTAGAACAGAGCTGTATTTTTCTGACCCTAAAAATTTATATACTTCACTGTGTGACTCCGTGAACGACAATTCTGGACCCCAAACCAGTTCCATTGTGCCTCCACCGACATTGCTAGAAAGAATATCTCTTAGCTTATTAATAGCTGCTTTATTGGGAAGAATCTTGTGATCCAAACTACCAAGAGTCCATAATCTAATGTTAGATATAGCGCCATCTAAAGCAGACAAATCAGCAAGTCTCATTTTTTCTAACATAATAATGTCGTCTAAAATAGCATAAATCAGAGGGTTGGCCCACTGCTTCCAATCGTCTTTCTTATAATAAGCTATGTGTAATCGTTCTGCGTCTAAAGGTATCTCTTTTTCTCCCCTAATTAGGCTTTGCTTAACAGCTGGTGGGAGTGTGTCAAGAACGTGATTAGGAATTTCACCAGCCTGAAACTTGTCAAGAAATGAGTTAGTTGATATAGTATAATTCTGAAGCCCCATGAATAATGAGAGATTACCGTCTTTCATTTTAACTGTTAATGGGTTAAAAAAGTTATATCTCCAAGGTATTTGATTTGGTGGAGGATTGGGTAGCTCGACTTTAATATCAGAAGCCAAAGATTTCATATAGTCCTTCAATTGAGGAGTAATATCAGCATAACTCCTATACATAATGACATTGCCTGTTTTATAGAGGTTATTGAGAAATCTCTCTGACCTCTCCTTGCCATTAACGCTCTTAAACCACTGTTGATAGAATTTTTCCACCGTCCTATCTCTATGCACGATTTGTATACCTTGACTGCCAAAGTCGCCCATTAAGTCAATGACATTTCGTATAATGCCAACTTTATCGTAAGCGTCCATGCACATTTTAATAATCCGTCTTTGCTGGTGCGGGACAGCTTCGTCAGGTCTAAAAGCATAGTAGTCTCCAGAATTAAATCCGGGCTTAACTGACCTGTTAGGTTCTATATCAATGAAGTGCCTATAATGAGAACCAGTAGATTTACTCAATCCAGCATAAGAATTTATATTGTCGTTGAACTCGGACATTGCTTTAGCTTTGCTGCCAAAGTTATCTTCATCCCAAGTTATCATTTCTTCATTCATATTGTTTTGCCTCAATTGGATTGATAGTCGGACTATACAACTTAATACACATCTTTCATTGAATCTGAGAACCAGCTGGGTGCATTATATGGATTTTCCTTCTTGTCAGCCTGCTTAAATCCTCCTGTAGCAAACCCTCCATAAAATTCGTACTCAGCTTGCGTAGGCGCCCTCTGTATCGTTCTAGCTGCCATATTAGCCATCAACAGAGCAGAATACCTATCCTTTCTCATTTTGCTCTTTCTGCCAGTTCCTATGACCACCTGTGGGGTATCCCACCTGTCACGACCAGCAGAAGTTTGAGTCATTTGTATCATAGATAATTCGTCCTTAAGTTCCTCTATATCCATTATACATTCTTCTAACGTATCAAACATTCTTCCTTTAATATTATCTTCGTGTTCTGATATAGAAAGTGATAGCGGATCTACAAATGGAAACAACAAAGACTTATCCTCAAAGTCTTTTCTCATACCATGATTAGCTTCTGCTAACCAATCATACTTAGCAAACTGGCACATTTCTAATACGTGCAATCCTCGTTCTCCATCCGTGTCTTTTGGCTTGTCGTCATCAATTACGGGCCACAAAGCTACTTCGCCGTCTCCCATCTTATCCTTGTCGTGTAGAGACTCCATTACAGCAACTCCACCGCCCTGAGCATCCATAGCGATATGCAAACACGGAAAGAGCTTCATTAAGTCTCTAATCTTTCTACCGCAATAAGCATAAAAATCGGTTTCTGTAGAATATCCTTTTTTGACTTTTTCTTTATGTTCTGATCTAGTGGTAGTCCAGCAATGAACAATCTTTCTATAAGACGCCTCTATTTCTAATACTACTATACTGAAATTATCTACTTCAGACGCGGGGTCAACGCCAAATATATATCTTTTATCTTTGTTGCCTATTAGCACAGGTTCAAATGTGATAGGGTTATTTTCTGAGTCTTTGACCTCTCCTGAGTTGGACACTACGCAAGATTCAATAAGAGACCTCTTGAAGAAACCTTGACTATCTCTAGTGAAACAGGCGCCATATTCCATTTGATATATACCAGTATGAACGGTAGCTTTAGATCTAGCCACTTGGTCTGCATCCATAAAACCTTTGGGTAATAATTCATAAGGCATACGAATAATTGAATACTGAGTCCAATCAAAATTATCTGGAGGATCTTCTCCAAATATTTCTCTCAATTTATTCAGCTGACCCTTGCTATTTATAATAGACTTCCATTTTTTCCAGTATGTAGCAAAATGATTAAAATCATAATAAGCAGTTCCAGATAGAATAATCTGATTATCTTTTTTAACCTCTGTCTCTTCTTCTTCTATAATAATTCCTAGCTCTTCGGCTTTTTTTCTAGCAGCCATCTTTTTCACATTTTCTATTGGATCAGCGCTAACAGCGGCAAAACCAGCTACAACGTTTTCAAATATTTCTCTAGGGATAGAAGCGAATTCGTCAGCAATAATATCGTTAGCTCTCTGACCTCTAATCTTCTGACCGTCACCAAGAGGTAGGCAAGTAACTGTGCTATCGTTTAACCTTAATGTACACCTATCTGTGTCTCTACGAGGCCCACTATCTCCATCGCACAAATCTCTGAGCATAGGAGAATTTCTCCACATAGTTTCCATGTATTCAAACAAGACCTTAGATTGTCTAAATGCTGCACCTACTACAACTACCTTTCTTTTAGGCAGTATCAACGCTCTAAGAACAGCATACAAAGACAGCATAAAAGATTTACCAAAACCTCGACTAGCGATTAACATGGGGAACTTTCGATTCCATATCTCTTTTAAAAATAAAGATTGAGATGGTAGCAGTTGTATATTTAAAACTTCCTGAGTGATAAAAGACAAATACTCCGGTCTAGTCATTAACCATGCTAATTTAAGATTAAAATCTTCTTCTGAAGGATTAAGTATAGACATAGGATTAAACAAGTCTGCTTCTACAGACTCTAAACCTAACCAAGCTTCATCAATAGTTTTTAATTTAGACTTTGCCACGAATCAACAACCTTATCTGCAAAACCATAGTTGACTGCTTCATTAGCAGTAATATACCAATCCCCAGACTTAAGCTTAGTACTAAGATAATTCTTTACCTTTGTACTAGCGCCCTTCCCGTATTTTTCCACAAAGAAATTTCCTTCTACGCAACGTTTAGCATATACACTTAACATAATATCGCAAATCTGTTTTTCATACTTTACTAAGTTCTGTACGCTAAGGTATTCTCCAATAGCAGCAGTAGATCCAAAATGAGACATAAAATATGTGTTAGGAGTAATATACCTAGTATCAGCTGCTTGAAAAATAATACTACTCATTGACTCCACTTGACCATACGCAACAATAGTAACATAACACCTAGACATTGTAATGGCATCGAAAATAGCCATACCATCAGACCACTCTCCTCCCACGCTATGCATATGTATTGTAACCTGATCAGAAGACTTAGCATCTAAGGCTCGTAGGTTTTTAATAAAGGTATTGGACATCTTGTACTCAACACCCGGATTCTCTTCATCATTGCTACCGTAATGATTATGTAAGAATATCTCTCTAGATGCAATATTGCAACTATAGTTATGATAATCATACAGTATATCTTTTTCGGTCATTTTAATTCTTTCTCCCGATAGTGTACATTTCATTGACACGTTTAAAAATACTACTTACAGCTAGAAAAGCTGCGCGCTTGTCTCCACAAAATAATACATGTACATCGTTGTACAGCTCAAACTCTATAAGACATTTTAGCATATATCTACCAGTAATTTTTACAGAAGCCTTGTTTTTGATTGGTATTCTAGTTTCTTCAGGGAAACTTAATAAATCTGATAATGAAAATTCCAGTACTAGGTATTTAAATGGAAATGGTTTCATTCTTTCAATTTCATTTAAGAAAGCATGTTTCTTTGAGCCGAGGTTAATTGCTAGCTCTTCGACGCATCCTTTTCTTTCTACACATATCTTGTCTTCCATACCTTCTATAGAGTAATCTCCTGTATCTAATTTTTGCTCTATCATCCCAGCACAAGTATTAAATTTTCCGAAATAATATCCTTCTTGCTCGCGCGTATCTTTAATAACTGTAAAGTCAGGCGCTTTTTTGTATTTAGCCATCTTGTATTATCTCTCTGAATAGTGTTTCGTAGTGGGGTTCTTTCCCTGTAATTGATTTATGACAGTATCTGCATAATGTAATTCCGTTTGAGATTTCGTACCTTAGAGAAGAAGCTCCAGACCACCTTGTAATATGGTGTACTTGTAAATTTTTCTTGTTTTTACATCCGGGCATCTTGCATTTGAATTTATCCCTCTTTAGAACCTTGAGTCTAAAGTCTTTATACACGGGGTCATCATAATTTCTCATAAGCATTCTATTCTGTCGATACGTAG